AGCTGGAGCAGTATTTTTAACTATGGCACTAATTACTTCTTCAGCTATTCCAGTTGCTATGGCTATATTTTTTACTGTTTCTGGAGTAACGACAGAAGACCAACTTATACCTTTAGTGTTAGCTCCAGTTGTTTTAGCGGTTACACTTCTAACAGCTTCTTCGGTTCTAAATGTTGCTGGTTCTACTCCGATTCTTTCTAAGAAAGAGTCTACTGTTTTTGGGTCTAATCCTTTTTGAGAGAATAAAGTTTCTAATTTTCTTGCTATTGCATTTAATTCTTTAGTGCTTTTAAACTTAAGTGTTCTCAATATGTCTTCCATTCCTTCTGCCAATGACACGTCAGTAGAAAATGATTTATCTATTTCACCTAATTTATTAGTAGATTCTTTTATAGATTTTTTAATTCCTGTAGACAAATCTTTAACTAAATTATTAAAAGCTTGTCTGCTAGGCTCTAAAGCAGACCTAAACTTAGATGACTCTAATTTGTCTAAAAATACTCTTAAATCTTTTCCAGAAGGAGCTTTAAGGTTGTTAAGTTCATTTAATAAGCCTACTGCTTTTGCTTGTATTTTTTTATCAAATATTTCTGAATTAGCTAAGTCTAAACCTTTATCATTTATTTTGATTCCATTTTTTTCTAATAATGAAACAACATTATTTCTTATTATTGTAGGATTAATGTCTAATTTAGATAAAGCTTCAACACCTCTTCCATAAGCACCTCTAGCTTCTTGCCTTATTCTAGATACTCCTTCCATTATAATATTAGCATTTTTCCTTAATATACTTTCTTGACCTTCTTCAGCAATTTTTTCACTTACTCCTCTAGCAACATCTGTATTTTTAGCAATAGTTTCTAAAGCACCGCTAGAAACACCTGATAATGCAGAACCAAAACCAGTAAATAATCTTTTAACAACATTGAAAACAGGTTTAGACACTTTTCCAATACCTGGTATTGCTAACTCTACTCCTCCAGCTATTGCAGTTCCAGAACCTATTTCTCCTTCTTGTGCAGTTGCTACTCCAGCGGATGTTCCAGCTTTTGTTAGTAGCTTAAAAAACTTATTCATTCCTGACATTCCTTTCTCGACTTTAGTTGCTGGAACAACAAATTCACCCGCTTGTTCAACAAACTTTCCTAAACTTTGTGTTTTATTAGAAGTCTCCATAGCTTTATTTATCCCAAGTTGCTCTGCTGATGTTTTTTCGCCAGATTTATAAGCACCAACTAATCTACCTAAAGTTTTTTCTCCAAGTTCAGACATTCCTGCTGCTGTAGAGCCTATACCCTTTAAAAGACCTATGTTTAAATCTGTTGTAAATTCACCTGGTTTTTTAACTATATCAACTGCTTTGCTAAAAAACCCTTTTTTGACAGGATTAACCATAGTTTTTTGTCTCTCTTGCAATTTAATCTTTTTAGAAACTTCTTCAACATCTTGTGCTGTAGGGTCGCCGTCAAAATTAACAACGACTCCATTGTCAAATCTTATTTTTGCCATATTATTCGTATGTAATAGTATAATTAATTCCACTTGAAGTTGAGCCTTCCATTAATTGACCAGTTTCATTCAACTTTTGATTTCCTTGTTTAAATATTTCACTATAAGCGTCATCTCCCATTATAAAAGAATAAGTAAAGTCTAAATCACCATTAAATACTTCTGTTAAAGCTTCTATATTAGCTTTGTTAAAGTTAGCTGTCTTATCAATGTTAGGGAACATAGATTCATATTCTTTTGATTCAGGAACACTAAAAGCTACACCAGACATACTTCTTCTATAACTCTGTATGGCTGTAGCAATTTTAGTAGCAATCTTTCTAAGTTCTGCGTCTTTAACTGAACCAACTTTTTTAGCAACTTTTTCTTCTGTGCCAGAGAAGATATTAGTTTCTCCTCCCCCTGCTTCATAAGCATCTAAATCTCCTTGTATTTCTTGTAAAAATTCTACCGTTCTTTCTTTACCTCTTGTTTGTTTAGCTTCATCTGCACCTAAAGAGTCAACTGCTATTTTTTTCATATAACTTTGTAATTTTCCAGAGTCTCCAGTAGAAACCACATCATCTAATTTGTCTAAAATTACTTGTGTCTTTTTATCAGAATAATTGCTAGTAATTTGTTGTGATGCTTCTCTTACAGAACCAGTAAATTCTTGAGACTGTCCTGCAAATCTTAAACTGTCTTAAATATCATCTATGCTTTCTCCTAACGACATTCTATCCATTATTGGTTGCACAAACTGGTTATAGCCAAATTCTGTTTTAATAGCAGTAGAGCCATAAATATCTTTAGCGAGTTTATTAGCTTCTGACTTTTCATTTGAAGTTAATTCTTTAGTAGCAGTTGTTATTCTTCTTTCTAACTGCTGTGCCATAGCATCAACTCCTTCTTGAGCAGTATCAAATTTAACATAGTTACCACCTTCATCTGACGGTCTAGCAGTTCCCTTGCTAACTCCTGGATGGCTGTCTTCATAAGATTGAGTCCAAGTAATACCACCAAAGTTATTATTATTTAAAGCTACATTAGAAGTTCCTAGATTACTTTCGTGAACCATTAAGCCTAATATTTCTTCCCAACCAATATTATATTTTTCTGATGCTTCCATTATTTCAGCAGAGGTAATATTACTTTGAGGAGCGTTAGATTGAATATAATTATCTATATCTTCTGCACTACTAAGCTTACCAATATTATCAATAGCAGTTTGCACTCCTTGAGCTTGCTTTTCATCTTTAGCATAAGTAGACATATCGTAAGATATGCCTGATTGTTCAGCTGTTATTGTTTTTCCGCTTTTAGAAACTAAATTACCATTTTCATCAATATCATATCCTGCGTCTTTTGCTTTGAGTTGGTCTGTAATAGAAACTTTATCTCCAACATCATACTTAGCGTCTATTTCTTTTTTAGCTTCATACAAACCAATCTCATCTAAAGGTTTCTCTCTAGCATAAGTCTTACCATTCACTTGTTTTATTTCATATCCTTCAGCTATTAAAGCATCCCTTTCAGCAGGTGTAGCCACATATTTATAGCCTTCTGCTTCTAATTTATCTAGTTGCATCTTATTTACTATTTGACCATGTAAGTTTGCTAGGTCTTGTTGAAATGTTGGTGAGTTAGGGTCTAGTTGAGTTAGTTCTCCTGCTACATCAGCAAGTCCAGCGTTCATAGCATCTACGGATAATTTCTGTGCTTGAGCTAAACTATCTCTACCTTCTTGATAGTTTCTTTCATCTTCTAATTTAATTTTATCTAATTCGTCTTGTTCTTTTTTAGTCAAATAAGTCCAAACTTTATCTTGCTGGTCTTTTTTAAAGTTATATTGATTTGTTAAATCTTGAGTTCTTAATTCAAATACTTTATCGAATTTACTCTGTGCTAATTGTAAAGACTTCTGTGAGCCTGTTAGGATAGCTTGTTGAGCTAAAATTTGCCCTTCTAACGGAAGTGAGCGTAAAGCTATATTACGAAGCCTAGCAGTCTCGATTGGTTGCATACCACCTGCTGTAACGCCTCTGCCAGTAGAGTCTTGCTGGACTTGGATAGGAACAGCCTTACTTTCAGCTACTAAACCTTTCATTTGAGCATTTAAAAGGTCTAAATCTTCTTGAGCTTTGCGTTCTGTTTCTTGTTTGGTTGAGAGTTCTTCTTGAGTTGGTCCAGCACCGTAAGTGCTTTCGTATAAATCAGCTCCACTCGGTGGAGGAGTTGTTAAATCAGCTAACATTGTATCAAGGTCTGTTTTTGGAGCTTCTGTTGGAGTCTTCTTTTGGACACCACTCTCTAATCCAGCATTAATAATGCCTTGATAATTAGTATCATCGACAGGAGCAGGGTTTAGATTAATTGGTGGTTCATTTGTAAGATTATTAACATTTATTGTAGAACCTGCGTTTGGTCTTGAAGCATCACTTATATTTGTTAATGGAGCACCAGGGAGAGGAACACCTGAAGTAATCTCTTCAGTTAAATTTGTTTTAGCCATATTATTTATATTATTTGATTATTCCTATTTCTTGCAATCTGTCGATAATAGCCGATATTGCTGTTCTGGCAGATGTATCAACACCTGCATCTCCTCCTCCTGATGGGTCTGAGACAGTTTCTGGTTGGTCTACTGGTGTTGTTCCCCATAAACCAATCTTTTGGTCGCTTGCTGTTCCTATTTGTGTGCCGTTAGTTCTTCCGAGTTGAATATTCCTAGCATTAAATATTTGTATGTTTTTTTGAAAAGTATATTTATCAATTCCTATAAGGCTTGATAATTCTTCTCTTATAATTTTTATTACTTCTTCTTTATTCATATAAATCGTCTTCAATCATTTCGGCTTTAAATTTAAGCTCTGTTATGACAGCACCTTTTAAACTTTCTAATCTAAATTGTATTTCTTTATATTGAGGCAAGGTAGCTCCTGATATATTAATAGCACTTTCTTTTGTCTCATCCTTTCCTGAGTGAGTCATAAGAGTAACCCAAGTTGAATTATTTAAGTTCTCATCTTTTTTATATTTTACTACAACAGTTGCGTTAGCAGGCAAAGCTTCTGTTCCTATCGTTATTCCAACTAATTTCTTTGTTTTAGAGCTATCTCCACTATCAAATATTAAAGACTCATATACACTCGCTAAAGTAGCTGAATAATAAGGGCTATTCGTTGTATCTGTTCTATCCATTTCGCCAGCACTTTCTTTGGAAATCCACCAGACATTACCTGTTTTTAGTATGTATCTATAAGTTGTTACTGTTTCTAAAACAAAATCTAAGGTTGCGTTTCCGTTACTATTAATAGCCCATATTCCTTCTCGATTATCTCCATTAAGCTTGGCTTTTATTACTATATATATTAATTCATCAAAAGTAATACTATCTCCGATTAAGCCTCTATTGTCTTCGGCTGCTAATTCATTGATAGTAATACCTTTGTCTCCTGCTACTTGTTTTATAATAACCTTCCCACCCTTAGTTGTTGAGTAAGCATCGTTTAAATGAAAACCCATAACAGCAATCAGTTTGCCGTTCAAGTTAGCTATCTTTGCGATTGCTCCTTCTCCCATATCTATTCTTTCACTTAAGGTTGTGAGCGAACTATCTCTATCCCATAAATATATAACTGACTTTTCGCTTATAGAGTCTTTGGTAGTACAACCTATTGCTAAATAATTACCAAAAGGACAAGCACTCACTATTTTAAGATTACTAGGTAAAGTTAAAACCTTAGCACTCCAAGATGTGTCATTTAAAGAATGAACGAAATTATCGTGAAAAAAGTAAGCTATATCGTCATTAGGATGATGAACTGGATTAGCTACTGTTGTTACGCTACTAGCATTGTAATAAGTATCATCCCAGATGCCACCAATAGAGAACTGTATTAAATAATCATTAGCCCAAGTGTATAGTTTGCTTTTATATTCAAACAATATGTTAGGACTCGCTAAACCAGAAGTCCCTGCCTCGTCTAACGAGCTTTCATTATTCGTAGGAGAAGTCCAACCTCCTGTTACTCCTGTCCCTGATGCATAATATACTGCTATTTTATCTGTATCAGATACTCCTTTTCCTAATCCCCAAACAGCATAACTAGAACCTAGAGGAGCAACAGTAAGTTTTTTAACTCCTCTAGCTTCTTGGTTTATATCTCCAAAAGCTTCGGTTGTATAATGAGGAACTAATTTATGCTTATACTTAAAACTCTCAAAATGTTTTGTCAAAGCAAACATAGAAGTATTTTTTACTCTTCTATCTTCACTTATTCCTCCGTTGAAGGAGTTAATTATTTTAGTTACTGTATTCCCCATTTAGTTTTTAATTAAAATTATAGTTTTATTATATACTGGAGAACGATGAATGGGTCTAATACATTAAAAGCTGTTCCTCCACCAGTAGATTGACTAGGAAAATCAGTGTAAGAACCATTACCAGTAGTTGCAGGATAAGTATTTCCGCCAGAAGCATCATCAGAAAATGATTTAGAATGAGTATGAGCTGCCATTTCGTCTATACTTTGTTTATGTTCCTCTTCTCCGCCAGTTTCTCCCATAGTGTCTATTGTTGTTGTAGCTGAACCATAACCTATAATATTTCTTCCACTTAAATTCGGTAGATTAAAAGTTGTAGAACCATCTCCAACACCATAAGCAGTTCCCACTATTGAAAATAGATTTGAATATAAAGAACGAGATACCGCTGAACCATCTGCTGACATCCACCCCGTAGGAGCTGTTGAGCTTGCATAAGCTGTTATTGAGCCTGTTGGCATTAATCCACCATAAACACCTGATTGAGTAGTCGTTGCGTTAAAATCGTGTTGCCCAGTCCAAGTATAATCTAGTGTTTCATCTAAAGTGACAGAAGTCCAAGACGGTAGAGTGTCATCTCCTTCTGATTTTAATGTTTGCCCTGAAGTTCCAAACCCTATAACCTGAAATCCGTTTGCTCCATTTCCTAAAATAATTTGTTTAGAAGAGGGTGTAGTCGTTCCTGTTCCTCCGTAGCCAACAGGGATTGCTGTTCCATTCCACTCTCCTGTTGTTATTGTGCCAACTGTTTCTAACGAACTAGCAGTAGTTAATCCTGTGAGAGTAGTTATGTTCGGTAGAGTAGTTGTGCTTATTTCTATTTTATTATCATTCAGAGAGTTAAGATTCAAATTATAAACTGTTGGAAAATCGCTCATTGTGTCTGTTCCGTCTAATTCGGTAATAGTAGCTCCCAACATTGGAGATGTTTCTAAAATAAAATCATTGCCAAAAAGGTAATCAGCTTGTTCTTGTGTGTAAACAGGTATTCTAACTATTGAATTATCATATTCAGCATAAAGAGTCGCTGGCTTAAATTTTGCATAAGCAGGTAAAGCAATTAATAATAGTGCAAATATAATATATTTCTTCATATTACTTTGATGTTAATGATAAGTCTAAGCTTGATTTAATTTCCCCTAGAGACAGTTTCATTTTAGGAGCATCCCAAGAACTATCTGCGTCATCCCAAATCCAATTAGCATCATCCCAAGTAAGCCCCACATCTTTGCTTTCTTTGGATAATGTTACGTTTGATTTAGTTGTGAGTGATAAATCTATTCCCATATTATAACCAATTTCTTGTTTTAGCTGTTGTTATTACATCTCGAACGTCTTTTTCTCTTGAAGCATAAGCAGTTAATAATTCTTTTTTCATTCCAGATGGTCTTTCTCCATCTCCAATTATATCTCTATAAACAGAAACTCTATCTTTCTTATAGTTCACGCAGTATGGCAAAGCAGCCATATAAGAAAGTATATAGTGAAAAGTAGAAATAAAGCCTGGCACTTTAGTTCCTGCAGTTACTTGAGCGGAAGTAAATAATGATGCAGTTCTCTTAAATCTCATTTTAAGTCCACTAGCCAGAGTTACGCTAACTCCATTGTCTGGTGCTGGATAAAGCTTGATTGTATCTTCTGAAATCTTATCATAATAAACAGGCATTCCATCAGTTTTAAATAATTCACTTAAAGGAATATTGCCTTGAATATCTACCTGGTCTATTGGCTTAAGAATAACCCAATTACCGTTGTCTTCCTTTATTTGGACTTCAAGTATCTGCAAGAACTTGTCGTTAAAAGTATAAGCATCTTGGCTGTTAATAAGTGTTTGAGTTCCAATAGGCAAGTCTGTGTAGTTACTATCATCGAATTGCCAAGTTCCGTCAGCACCAATAATCCAACCAACAACTTTTTCGTAGGCAGCGTTTATTCTTCTCAATAAAGTCGCAGCAGAATAAGAAGTAGTATCAGCATCGCACAAATCTCTTGCTTCTTGGTTAATGTCAGCTATTGAAGGCATAGTGTTAAAGTTAATAATTTTTATTCTTGCCCCTAAAAATTTAGGAGCAAAGAAAAACTACTAGCCGTTAGTGAGGATGTCAAACAAGAGCGGTAGTTGCAAAGTCCAAGTTTTGAACTCCCAATCCATTCTAGTATTTACACCGATAGCAGATAAAGCTCCGTCAGCAGTTGCTGGTTCTTCAACATAATGAACATCACCATAAGTTGATTTCAAAATGCCTAGAGTGAAGAGATTTTTAACTCCTCCGAAGACGTGATTATCAGTATGCTTGTTTGATTTATAGTGATAAACACCTCTATAAATGAAACCAGCGTCTATTCCACTCTTCAATGCGTAGTCAGCTGTGTTATATCCGTTAGCGGATGCAAAGTTCTCTAAAATCTCGAACTGAGTAGGTGTCCAGATAATGAACATTCTATTTCTGGCAGCCAAAGTATCTCCGTTAGCTTCACTAATCTTTGTTTTCATTCTACCAATAATATCAAAGATATTACTAATATCAACATCGATAGCAACCGCAGTAGCTGTTCCGTCATCTAGTGTTCCAGCATCAAAGTTAGTCCACATAGCGTGGTTAGCAAGCATATCTTCTTCAAAATACTCATTAACCAAAGTTCCTTGTAAATCAGCCAAGTCCATTGCTTTCACAAAACCTAGTTGAGCTAAATCAGCTCTGTCTAATGGAATCGCTAAGATTTGAGATTGGTTGATTGTAACGTACTCGTTTGTAAGAGTGAAAACCTGATAAGTATAAGGAGTTCCTCTTGTATGACTCTGTAATGATGGAACTGTTGACATATACGGATTCATAATTGTCTTAGTATCCGTATACATAACATTGCAGACTTCTTTCCAGTTAGTGTTATAACCTAGTCGCTCTTGCAACTTGGTTTTCCACTCCGCGGGAAATACGTCATCTGCCCAGCCTGAGTCGGTAAATGTATGAGCAAAAACTATATTTTTGTTTTTCTAACAATCTATACCTTGTTTGGAATAAAAAATTAGGATTAATTTATTAACAAGGCAATGATTATGTTACTTAGCAAAAGGGTCTACATATTTTTCTTTGTCATATTTAGCTTTGACATACTCTCTACGAAGAGTTGGCTTATCTTCTGGTGGCATTTCGCCTTTTCCCATCCAATAATCAACTTTATCTTTAGCAGAACCTCCACCGCCTCCTCTTGTTCCTTCTGGCATTGCTTCTTTAGCAGATATGTCATCTCGGAAATCTTTTAAGTCAGCTAAGAGGTATTTGCTTTCAATAGCTTCGTCTAGGGTTTTGCCTGTCGCCTCCATAACTTCTTTTACCTTTGCTATTACTTCAGCTCCTTTAATACCATTGGTATTTAAAAAAGCTTTTTGTCCATAATCAAATTCACCTTGAGTCTCTTTCTTGTTTGAAGGTTCTTCCTTAACTTCTTTTACCTCTTTCTTTTCCCATTTCGTTGTTTCTTTGTTAAGTTCAAATCCTTCCGCTTTTTTAGCTCTAGCATAAAGTTGACTATTGGCTTTATCCTTTGCAGTTACCTCGGCTTTGAGAGCTTCTCTAGCTTCCTCGGTAATTTGTTCATCAGGTAAAGAGCTGATGACCTCACTTAATTTTGACATATTTTGTAAGCGGATATGTTTCCGCAAGTTAATTCTAAGTTAAAGAGGCTTAGTCCTCTAGTTTATTATTTATTGTGAAAAACGAACATCGTATGTTCCATCAAAAGTATTGGTTACTTCTGTAAAAGCTCCTGGATAAACTGAGGTGACAGTACATACAAAGTAAGGATAAGCTGGAACTAAAGTAATCTTTTGTATTGAACCTCCACCTATACCAACACTGTTTCCATTATAAGCAGTAGCAATTCCGTTCTCAATATAAGCTGCTGATGATGTTGCTATACTCCCTGAACTTAAAAGTTCATAAGTAGGAGCATCGTATTTCGTAGCAGAAGCTCCACAAGCAATAGTTGCTGTAGAAGTTGCTGCTTTAGTTATCTTTAATCTTATCATTTCTACTGTAGTTGTTGCATTGACACCAAAAGGATTAGTTAAAGCCAAAATAGTGGTTGTTGCATCAGCTAGTCCTCCTGAATCAGGTGCATAATAAACACCATTATCGCTAAACATTTTAGAATATCTATTTGGTCCAGGAGTTGCACCAAGTTCTTCTTCTAATACGTTATCAACTCTTGGTGCTTCATTGTTGTAGTTCTCAATCGTTACATTCTCCATAACAGTAGGCGGAACTTCACGACTAGAAAATGCATTTACTACAACAGTTCCAACAGCTAATACTGCTACCAATGAGATTACTACGTAGAATATCCCATTATTATTTTTTCTTTTCATATTTATTCTTCTTATTTTTTTTAGAACGAGTTTCGACTACTTCCTCGTTTTTTTGCTTTTTTTCTTTCTTAACTTCTAACCTGTCTTCTTTCTCTAAATCTTTTAAAGATTTCATTTTACCTAGCATAGTTTTTATTTAATTAGTTAAATTCTTTTTAGCAGCTTGAACCCAAAGCGATACTCCTGTTCCACTGACTTGTAAATCCAAACAGCGAGTGTTTAAATCTGTCAAAGTGATTACTCTACCTGCTTCTGCTCCCGTAGGAGTCCAAGACTCTGTTGTAGTAGCTCCACTAATTGTATGAGAGCCAGCTAAATTCATAATATGGCTACCCATATCAAACCAATTTATATCGCTCATAACTACTGTGTTCGTAAAAGATGTAGATGTTGTAGCAGTTTCACAGTCATAATCGTTAGAACCAAGTATAGTGAAATTAGCGGTTAAGCTAGTGCTAGATGCTTCTTGCACGCTTACATAGAAATCGACAATATCATATTCTCTGCCAATAAATATTGGATAACTTGACGTGCCAGTAATAGCACTAAAATAAACACCAGTAGTAGTGGTTGCTATTCTTGTTCCAACTACATCAGTTAGTGTTCCTGCTTGTCCCCCAAAGGACATTGTGTTCTCATCTTCTGATGCTTTCAGTAAACCAACGCAAATTATTACGACCATTATTAGCGTTAATGTTCCAATAACTAGAAGACCTTTTAAAGTTTTACCTAACATATTTTTTTTACTGATGTTGAACCTTAGGCTTAACATCAATATTAACTACTTTTTTATATTTATCTATTTTTTGAAATGAGACGATAATCATTCTTAATGCTTCGTTGCAAGCTCTTAAAGCTTTCCCTAAATCTTCATTATTCCTTGCAAACTCTGCTCCTGTATTTGGGTCAAACTGTAAATTAAAAGCAAAGTTCTTTCTATATTCTTCTCCCATAGACTCTTTATCAATAACTCCGTTGTTGTAAATATCTGCTAAGAATATCTTTTTTAAGGCACTTAGCAGGTTAGCGTTCTCGGTTAGCTTTTCAAGCTCTGATAACTCTACTTCGCTAAAGATGTCATTCTCCATAGTTTATTGTTGGTTAGCTACCGCAGGTTGTGCAGTAGGTTGATTAATTTGTTGAGGTTGTGGTTGTTCAGCTGGTTTTTTATAGCTATTAAAGTCAATCATAGACATATTACTATACTCTAATACCTTATTAAGCATCTTAGCCATTCTAGGGTCATCAAATATAGCAAAAGTTTTAGTGTTAGGGTCATAAGTGGATAAAGCCTGTCGCATAATGTTAGTAACTCCGTCTGTCATTCCTGCTAAATCTTTCTGCTTATTAGCGACATTGATTGAAATGTTTAATTTAGCTTTATCAAATTGACCTTTTAAAATTTCAAGAAACTTATTATTATCTTTCATAAACAACTCCATTTTCATTGCTTTTATTTCGTCAATCATTTCAGGCTTAACTACTTTACCACTAAGAATTGTATTAATTACCTCTCTATTAACTTCGTAATTAACTACCTTTTCACCTACCACTTGCATTTCTTCTAACGATAGTGAAGCTAAAAACTTCTTACCGCTAGTTATCTCTTTGGCTATCTTAGGAAGTATTATCTTTCTATACATTTCTTCGACAAACTTAGCGTATTGTCCTCTTCTCCAATCGTGAGAACTCTTACCTGTTTGAGTAACTAAGTTTTGTAAAGCAAAAGGTGTGCCTGATACTGGTTCTTTCCCCATTAAAGGATTGGGTGCTCCAGCTATTTCTTGAGCTGACGCTTGCCATTCATTTATAGAGTTCTCTAATAAAGTGATACTTCTAGGGTAAGTGTCCATTTGTCTGATTGTCTTTCCGTCTTGTAAGTGTAAAACTTCATTATTCTTTAATCCTTTAAGGTTGTGGTTGCGTTTAGCGAACTCATCATCATCTGTAACGTGTAAAACTTTAGCGGCAGCGTCAATTATCTCTTTCTTCTGTATTTCGCTGTAAGTTGTCCAAGATTGAGATTCAAACAACTCTTCTATTCCTCCAAAACCGACTGCTCTTCCAAATACTTCATCTCTCTTTATTGCCATAAAAGGGTCTTTACAGGTAGAAGCATATAATGTAATCCCTTGTTTGTTGTCTACTCCATTACCATCTTTACCTTGATAAAAGCAAACCACTTGCATTTGGTATTTGTACTCCTCATTCTCACTATCATCTAAATAAGATTGAGGCATACTTCCTACAACTATATAACACTGAACATACTTACCAGCCTTTTTAACAGGGTCTTCAATAGTGCCTGTTCCTTCTGCTCCACTTTGACTTCTTGATAGAGTGATAGCTTCTTCTAAGGTATGAGTAGCACCTTTGCTCTTATCCCCCCAACCACTTTTAGCCATATCTAATAACTCTTTCGGAGACATATAAACCTTTAACCCGATAGGACTTGCTAAAATATTTGATTGATTACAGAAAGCGATAGTCTCTAAATCAATTCTTTTAGGTCTAGCAGTGCCTATATCCATAATCAACCCCAAGCCATAGTCTATTCTTGATTGATTAATTTCGTCTAATAAGCTATCTAGGTTATGTTCCTTTAAAAAGACTTCATCGTGATATTTCTTAACTAAGAAAGATAAATGATATAAGTCTTCGTTCTCTACATAAAGAACTAAATCTTTAACATCAATATCTTCTGCCCAATATTGCATATTAAGGATAGGCTTAGTTATGTTCTTCACTGGTATGTTTGCATCATCATTACCATTTAATAGTCTTCCGTGTTTATAATAGAAAGAACGCTTAACGAATGCTGGAAAGTTCCACTCCCAACCTAAAATATTAATAGGAGAAGCAAAGTCTAATTCCTCTTGAGTGATATAATCATATATATCCTTTGGGATATTTTGTAAATTTTCATTCATACTTTAAATTTTACATTTTGTTTAATACTCATCATTGCTTCTTGATGGCTACATACACTTCCGTATGTAGGACTGCTAAGGTCGCTTGCTAGTATATAAAGCCATTTAGCTTGTTTGTTTCTGTCTTTAAACACCTTTTTAAGCTCTCTATACTGTAATTGGTATGCCTCTAACTCTTGGCAAAACCTGAAAGCACTGTCTACTACATATCTCTTCCACCACTCCTCTGGATTATCTCTTTGCTGTTTAGAGTGGACTTCTTCGTGTTTTATCACTAGAGGGTCTACATAACAGTCATTAGGGTTATATATTGTATCTTTATAGCAGAATAAAACATTATCATTTACTTTGAATACCTGTTTTAAAAGCTCATAATTAGGTGGGTATTCCTTCTTTATTTTTAATCGTTGTGAATTGTTGTTTTCTTTTGTGGCTTGAAACATAGTTAATGTTAAAATAATCCTCTATTGTCTTTATTAAACTAGGTATATTCTCCTCTAAGTTAGCGAGTTCTTCGTCAGAGATAGACAACTTAATACCATCGCTTGTTTCTTCATCTTTAAACTCTAGCTCTATTCCTTTTTGTCCTCTGTTAAAAAGTATTTTCATAGTTTTATCGCCAGGGTGTTGGCTTCTCTATATTTTTATTATAAAATGGTGTATCGTCAAAAGGTTTTTTAGCTATCTGTATTTGATATGCAGTAGCATCGCTTACATCATCGTGGATAGCCTGAGGAAAGTTAAGTAGTTCATCTTCTAAGTCTCTACACTCTCCTCTAATATGGAATATACTGCCAGACTCATATCTAGGGATTAACCCTCTTATTCTTAACTCCTTATTTACTTGGTTATGAGATAACTCTACTATTGGCAAATATTTACTACGCTTTCTTTGTTCTTCGTCAAGAAAAGGTTTAATTGTTTGTAAATATATAGTCTTTTCAATCCCTATTTTTTCATATCTTCTGTTGTTGTGTAATGTGAATAAAAGGTCTATAAGCTCTAACGGATTAATCTTTAGCTTCCAAGCCTTTATATTCCAAAAGTTTGAAGTATCTACTGAATTGTCGCAAAGTCCAGTATAATCGGCACTAGCTTTTTGTGATATGGCGGTGTCTATTGTTAAAAATCTTCTTGTGTTTAACCTGTCTATCTCTGCTTGTTCTCTTTCTTTAAAATAATGTGGCTTAAACTCTTGGTTCTCACTAGCTATCGGATGTTGTTGATATAAAGCAGAAAAGTTTTTAGTTCCTAGTAATCCTTTAGTTTGTTCTAAATCTGATATTTTATATCTATCTGCCCATAAAGCTTCACCAATTTTTCTGTGCTTTTCATTGACTTCTGCAATAGCAGGATAATTTATAATCTTTGTAATCTTTTTAAATTCTTCGTTATTTATTATTCTCCCAGCTAAATCATCTAAATGCCATCTAGTAAGAATAATTATCATTACACCATTAGGCTCTAAACGAGTCCAGGCAACAGTTTTAAACCATTCCCATACTTTTTCCCTGTATACTTCACTCTCTGCCTCTTCTGCGTTCTTAATAGGGTCATCAATCAAGAATATGTTAGCTCCTTTACCAGTAGTAGCTCCACCAACACCAACAGAAACATAAGCTCCTTTGTGATTAGTCATCCATTCTCCTTTACTTTCTTCTCCAGCCTTTAAGGAAACATTAGGAAAGATATTCTTATATACTTGGCTACTAACCAAATCTCTAGTCTTACCACCAAATTTAGTAGCTAAATCTCCTGAATAAGAAGCTGTTATAATCTCCTTATCAGGATTTTTACCTAGATACCAAGCGGGGAAGTTAATAGTGCATTCTTCTGACTTACCATGTCTAGGTGGCATAAAAACCATCAATATCTTCTTGCCACTCTTTATAAACTCTCCACTCTCTATCTTTTCTAATTCATCAGCTATCTTATTGTGATGCCAGTTAGGGTCATATTTAGAATTAGTTAAGGTGCTAAAATCAATTAGATGCCTTCTTGCTAGCT